AACCGCAAGCCTGAGCCTGCGGTGAAAGAACATTTTAGAAAGTTTCCTTTCTATTTATTTTTAAGATTATTTAGTAGTAATTAAGCCGTCTGGCTCAATAGCGAACGCTTCCTTGTCAGCCAAGCGTCCATCTTCAAGCATGAGGTAGTATCCGCCATTGTATGGCACGAAAGTATTCGATACCATGTCGCCATTTTCTGAATTGAGATAATACCACTTCTCGTAGTATTTAACCCAGCCAGTCTGCATAGCACCGTCTGCATTGAAGTAGTACCATTTGCCATTGATTTTCTTCCAGCCGCTATTGGCCATGTAGCCATCTTTGTCAAACCAGTACCACTTACCATCTGTATGAAGTAGCCATTGACTCTCATACATATAGCCGTTTTCGTTGAAATAGAACCAATTCCCATCTACTGCCTCAAATTTAGCGGTTGGATATGAGCCATCTTTACGACGCCACCACCAACCAGTGTCATCATGCTTCCAACCTGACTCGTCTTCTTCAGGCGGCACGATATAGCCAACAATCGAATCAACAGAACGCTCATTGTAACGACAAGGACCACCAACTTCAAGATAGTCCCAGTTGCCATCGATGTTCTGCTCGATTGTCTTAATAGTAGATCCGTCAGAGTCCTCGTAGACAAGACCAGTATGACCATAATTCACTCCATCTCCTGCCACGAAGTTCTTAACGAAGAACCAACCAGCCTTAGGATATTGAGCACCATAGACCACTTGCAAGCCTGCTGATTCTGCTGACCGTAGCAAATCAATCGCATTTCCCCATAGACGAGTGCCGAAATACTCGTAGATTCCGTAGCACGTCACATCAGCACATTGATAGCCGTACATCTTATCATAGTCAACCCCAGTCCCTGCATCAGCGTGAGCCATGAGGTCGTTAATCATATCTTGTTTCTTAGACATTTTCTTTATTTCCTTTCCATGCGTCATTCATCTGCTTGACAGCTGACTCGACAAATGTGTTGAGGTCTTTGTCGGTCATGCTGATGTTGTATTTTGTAAGTTCAGCGCGGATTTTATCACGAGCCTGTTCCAGCTTCTCCTCACCCTTATATCCAGTTTCAGATGCGACTTGCTCAACTGAATTGACCGCATTTTTGGCCAAAATTTCAACAATCTTGACTGTCTTTTCTCCACCTTTTTGAACCAGGTAATCCTTAATCGATTTAACTGCCACGCCTGCCAAAATGACTAGGATGCTGATTGCACCATTTGTGATGATTTCTGTGATTTGATTCATGTTATTTCTCCTTTTCGTCAAATTTATCTTTCTGGTCAATATTTACTAATAATTGACCTAGCTTTCTAGCATTGTCTTTCTTGATTTGGTTGATGTACGGTTTTAAAAACTCAGGGAACGCCCAACCAATCGCTTCCCAGTTCTCAAGTACTGAGCCTAGATAGTTAGCAATGAAGAACATCGTCCAGGTAATTCCTAACGGACGAACGCCAAGCGAACGAGCATACATCGCAACAAGTAAGATGACTGTGAATACTACGAAATGACGAATCAATCCCATAGTGCCAATCTTACTATCAAATCGCTTGGTTTTAAACGCCTTAACATATCCTGTGATAATATCTAAAATCATCAGCCAAAAAAAGATATGAATGTAAGGACTGGATGAAAGATTCTTCAGATGTTCAATAAGTTCATGTAGTGGTAAGTCTCGCATACACTCTCCTCTCTAATCAATTCGTGGCATGACCACGGTCAATACACCTTGCTGCAGCATATCAGGTAGTGACTGCTCTTTCCAAGTGTAGCCTTCAGTAGCCTGCATCTGGAACTTAAAGATAGTCTTGGTTCCACTCGGCCATTTTGGATTCGTATCAAACGGATAAGGCATAGCCACGATGTCACCATTTGCATAGCGAGTGCTCTTGACAAGTGGCTTGATGAACCCAGCAACCTTGTTGTAAGCATGAGTAGGCATGCCTCCGTTTTGAGAAATAGCCAAAGCAATCAGAACCTCAGTGATAGATGATACCGTGTCAAGATTTTCCTTATTCTCTACGGCCGCTTGCTCTACCTTAGTTGCCATTTCCTTATTTTGCTTGAGCTGCGCATCCACCTGGTTGAATTTCTCATTTTCAGCACGGTTTGGGAAATTCTCTTGATAAAGAGCCTCAAGAGCTAACTCAAAAAGTTCGCTATTTGATAAGCTGATTTTATCAGCAGGTAACAAGATAGGTACGATAGCACCATTTGAGTTGACAAGTGTGACCTTGGTAGCTGATGCTGTTCCACTTGCATCAAATTCCTGTGTTTTTGAGCCATATTCTAGTTTCATATTTCCTCCTTAAATTTTGAATGATATGTTGTCAAAGTTGAGCCATGTAGCGTCAACGTTCCCCTTGACAACTACGTTACCGCTCGAATAGATACCTAAAACAGCCATGCCATAGCTATTATTTAGAGCTGATACAAACATAGTTTGTTTAGGTCTAAAGCCGACAGGTAAGACACCAATAACTGTCTCTTTTGTTGTTCTGCCTTTGTAAGCCGTGCCTCTGATGTAAACCACTCCATCCAATGTTTTTGAGTATTGAACTTTGTCGTAATCAGGATGATGTACCCAGCTATTTTGCAAAGGTAGGACTTGCCAAGCAGAGGCTTGAGTGTATTTTTGGATGTCATTCTTAGAGGCATATTCTACCCAATCTTCCCAATCATCAATAGTCTTAGACCATCTGTGATGTCTGAAATAGACCTGCCCGTTATTCCCATAGAATAGCTGAATAGCCTCTTTATACCCATCTGTGTTCTTTCCGTAGTTGCTATAGTGGAACAGATAGCCCCACTGCCCATTTGGATTTCCTCTAGCTGTTCGATCAATATAATACTGGCCAGGCTGATCAACCAAATTCGCGTTAGTTACATTAGGATTTCCATCAAACCAAAGCGGTCCACCGCTATTACCAGTTAACTGATATTGCTGGATAGGTTGATTATTAGCATAGATATCTCCTAAAACATCCAATGAACCTGGTTTCCCAAATTCTGCAACCTTACCAATACCTACACGTCCGTTCTTATCATAGGACATTACTACGCTTTCGGTTGCAACAGTAGCTGAAAATTCAACGCTTGTAAACTTGTCCTCAAGCTTACCAATAATCACAAAGGATTTATTCGATGGATAATTTCCCGACATGTTAGCGGCTGAATTAGTCAATGTATGAACACTTGTAAAATTACCAGATGCACTACCATTATCATCCGTGAAATTCTCATTACCTATCTGAGCAACTTTGAAAGTTAAGGACATTACATTCCTTTGCTTTCCTGACTGCATTATAGGAGCTATTCGGGCATTTCTTAACACTTGCAGTGTATTTGGATTGCCTCTAGTTCTAAGCGCGGAAAAACTAAAGGAAGGGGCATAATACTCAATCACGTTGATAGTAATATCTTTAGTATCTGATTGTTTGCCCCGACTATCGACAACATAAGCTCGAATGGTTGCCAAACCGCTAAAGTTCATGATACCAAAACTACCACCGTTTTTAGTTACGACCATTTTTTTATTAACAATTTCAGCTCGATATCCTGTAATAGTAGATCCATAGGCGCCAGACGCATTGTTGAAGTTTACTTGGATATCTGAAATGATTTGTAAAAAGTCATTTCCACTCAAAAGCCGTCTTGCGATCGTATTCATGTCAGTTAATGAAAGACCTGTGAAGGTAGGCTTTACACTGTCTGGGATTTTAAAGTGCCAGCCATTAGAGTACACATCGCTTCCAATTTGAGTAGACCCATTATATGTTCGAATACAGATGTCCATTAGTCCGGAACTAGATTTAGGTAAGTGTCGAGCAAGATCTAAAGACGGGGTAAAGGATACGCTAGTAGTATGGTTCTTCCCTAGGTCAATCCATTCGCTTCCAAAAACTCTGTACCAGACTTGATGAGTAAATGAGTTAACTTTTCGATTGAATATAACGGTATGAAGTGAGCCTAAATTTCGATTTCCTTCTAAGCTAGAAATTTGCGTAGACCTAGGAATTTTGTCGAATGTATAATTCGTCGAAATTGTAATGTTGCCATGAATTCCGTTGTTAGCGTCAAAAGATGCCCATACAGACATAGTCTTTGTTCCGTCACTGTTGTGAGGAATAGTAGCTTCACCAGACGCGAGAGTCGTTTCTTGTCCCTCTGTCTCGAAACTTAAATTGCTCTTATATACACTTGAACCATTTAACCATACAGACAAAACACTTCCATTTTCTGCGTTCCAAGTTCGGTAACCTCCATCTCGGTCTACGGTAGCTCTCCAACTAACTCTAGATGAGTTGTTAGCAATGTCCTGACTAACTTGTTCAATATAAATATTCAAGTGCAATGGGCCACTAGAATTGATAAATTTAGTCATTTTCCTCTTTTTAACCTCCTACATATCGAATAACATTCACATCTTTGTCAAGATAATACTGTTCTGTTCTAAATCTTCCGATTTGAACTGACGCTGTAAAAATACCGTTGTCAATATGGATTACACCTTGCGAAATATACATTACTTCCTTACCTGCAGAAAACATGGAAATCCTATCATGACTGACTTTTATTGATGAGCTAGCATCATTCTTTCCAATGATGAGCCCCTCATTTGAAGCACTCATATAGGTATCGATGAACTTTTTCATCTCTTTCAAACCACCAAATTCTATTGATAAAAACTCAATTCTCCTACCCGCTTCGATTAAATCAAATTCAGATTTTTTTTGGCTGTCTGCATTTGATTTTACCAAGTCATTATATGCTTTTTCTAAATCACTAAGTTGATCCATTGTGGCTTTAGCTTTTAGCTCAACGTCATGAAGTTGAGCTTTCTCAGCTAGCGCATTTAATTGCTCATTAGTCAATTTATGGTCAGCTTTAGAATCAAGCTGTTTTTGAGTTTCTGACCAGTGAGGTTGCCAGCTCGTCATAGGTATAGCTCCAACTGTTAAAACAGCCCAATTAGCATTACCGACTCCCTCTGGTTCAACAGTGAAGAATGAAACAGCATCTCCAGTGTTAAGATTTTTCTTTGATGTGAAAGTAGCGCTCCAAACATCCAACTCAAAGCTATATGCTAAATTTATCCACTGCCAGCTATCGCTAGGATTTTCACGAATACCAAAACTAAGTGTACTGTTATCACTCCTCCACCATTTAGCGCTTAAAGTGTACTGTTTGCCAGCTTTTAAAGGTTCAGCCAAGATGAAATCTTGTCGGTGCTTATTTCTCCATAGGATACCTGAATTAAGCAGAATATTCCCAGCCTGTTCTGTCGTCCCGAACAACGCTGTCCATTTGTATTGTGTAGGATCTTGACTGTGAGCTGCAGTAAAGTCTGTCAGAGTACCTATATAGCGTTTGTTGCTACTGTCAGATGTGCTAAATCCATCACGTCCATCAGCAGAGTTAGCCCAGGCTCTATGCAAGTATGAAGTGCGTCCATCAGCTCCAGTTTTCCCTGGGATACCTTGGTCGCCTTTCGGTCCTTGCAAACCTTGGATACCAGGCACCCCCTGTTGACCACGTTCCCCTTGAGGTCCAGGAGTCAGTTCAATTTTTTTTAGATCTTCTTTCGTCGCTACATCTTGAGCATTGATAGTGAGCTTATCAATGTTCATCACAACTTTGCCGTCACGAACGGAAACAATCTCTTGCAAACCATTCATGATTCGCAAACGTGCTAAATCCAGATCTCCAGCAGTTATATTTTTAGCATTTAACGTAATGTAATTACCAATTGCTACAGAAACTTTTTTTGCTAGCAATTCATCAGTGGTTATCTTATTGACAATTTCTCCGACATTAGCGCTGTCTGCCTTTTTAACCCATGAACCTTCTACACGTTCCCACATTTCAACATAGCCACCATTAGGTTTAAACCATATATCTCCATTTTTTGGTTTTGTAGGGCTTGCTGTATCAAGGTACATGCTACCTTGTTTAGTGATAAGTTCGTCCAAATACTCAATTTGACGTTGCACGGCTCCCTTATATTTATAAGTACCTTGTGCAACTCCAGCAGCATTTCCACTACTATGGGCAGATAAACCACCATCAAACGAAAGTTTGTAGGACAGCATTGGAATATCAAAATAGATATTTTCATCCCAGTGTACTGTAACCCAGTCACCGGATTCCATGGCCATATCACCACGCCATGAGAGCGTATAGGGATAAAAGTTAAAATCACGGTATTCATTGAAGACACGATCCAGAATTTCTTGTGTAACCCATGGATTTTTTAACTTCATGATATTACCTGTGGACAATCCTGATTTATACACAACCTTATCAGCAGACTTACACTCAATACCTTTCAACCTGTAAGGTATCTCGTCACGTTCTAATCCACCTGGCTTATACATATCTTTTGTGATATGTCTTGATGTTGTCTTTAGCTTGATAAAATCAAGCTTCCCATTACGATTAAATCTGACGAAGCTTCCTGATAATTGCGCTAAATAAACTAACGCCTCACGATAACTTGTTTTTTCTAGTTTCTTCGCAACTTGATCATTTACTAATTGGATATTAGTATCTGTCGTGATACCTGTCAATCTCACGATTTCTAATAAAATATCCCTTGTATAAGCTGGATAAGTAAGCTGACTATCATAAGCACCAGACAATCTAACAAACTCGTCCTGTAGCTTAATTTTGGTCTTTTTATCATTACGATCTAGCTTGACCTCGGTAACAAAAAACTTGCCAAGTGGGACGGTTTTACCCGCAATTGCTACCGACATTGTTGCCGGCATCATTTCTTGCAGACCTTCAATAATCTCTTTAATTTCAATTTCTAGACTATTGATGTACCCACCACCAATTGTAAAATCATTACCATTACCGATGGAACTGTCGTAAGTAGCTGATGCAATTTTGGTTTTTGTGTATCTCTTACCATTTAAGTCAAAGTTAGCCTCAAACACGCGCAGATGGTTCTCTATTGCTTTGATATAATCTGATGTTACTTCTAGCATAATTCCTCCTACTGCTCGATAATAGATACAGATAAGCCGTTGTAATAGGTCACACCGTCACTCAGACGTCCCATTACTGTCTCTGTGATAGTTCCGCGATAACCAGTGATAGACTGTCCTAAAATGTTTGCAGTAAAAAATCCGGCTACCAATTTAGACTTGATAAGATTTCTTTCTGCTTCTGTGATAATTCCCCATTTGATGGAGAATGTACGTTTTTCCGCAATGACGTCACCCGTCATCAATCCACTAGCACTACGACCCGTAGAAGATGACCAGATAATCTCATTATTGATGCTGATTTCAACTGGAGAAGCAAGAGCTACTCCACCTACTGATATTTCACTCATGCATACCTCCTAAATCATGAGGGGGGATTCCCCTGTTTTAATTGCAATTTCATTGATTTTATCTACAATCTTCTTGGTGATTTTATCACCATCAATTGTCAAATCAAGAGCACGAACCGCTTGTAACAACTGTGTCAGTAAGGCTAGAACTTCTGGCCCACCGCCATTATTTGACAATTCCGCTGCACGACGTGCCATTTCAAGCATTTTATTTTCCGGAGCAACAATCTCACCGTAATGCTTGTTATCACCAATCATGGCAATTTGTGGTGTATTGGCCTTAACAAAGCCACCTTGAGCAAGTCGAGGTAGTCCAATGTAACTAAATCCACCGATATTTACACCAGGTAATTTATTAATCACGCTAATAGCGCCATTGAGTAAGCTGATACCACTATTGATTGTGCTTTCTACCGTCCCTAGTACCCCGTTAATAACGCTACGTACAGCACCGCCAATGGCGCTTCCAACCATGGTTCCAACATGAGTAAACGTTGAGCGTATTTGCCCCCAAAGTCCGCTAAAGAACCCGATAATGCCCGAAAATGCATTCTTGACATTGTTATATGCTTCGCGGAATTTTGAAGAAAACCACCCTGGTATGCTAGCAAGAGCAGATTGAATATTACTCCACTTCCCTGCAAACCAACTTGCAATAGGATTGAAGATACCTGTTAAACCTGTCCACGCGTTGCGGAATTTGTCTTTGAACCAATCAGGAATAGAAGCAAGATTGCTTTTTAACTCATTGTAACGTTGAGAAAACCAGGAACCAATACCGGTAAAGATAGCAACAATGGCATCCCAAGCTTGTTTAAACTTATCTTTGAACCATTGAGAAACAGGGGCAAACACTTCTTTGGTCTTTGTCCACAAATTACTAAAAAAGTTCGCAATATTAGTGCAAACCTGATTAAACCATTCTTGGACAGCACCCCAGATCTCAATACATTTTGCTTTGATAATATCCCAGTTTTGATAGAGTAGTACTCCAACACTAACTAAGGCAATCACTGCTCCAACGACTAGGGTTATTGGGCTTGTCAATACTGCCATTGCTGCATTGAGTGCCCACGTCGCAGCGCTCAATGCTGTTGCTCCTGCGGTTGCTGCAAAACTAGCTGAAGTATCAGCAACTTTAGCCGCAGTACTCAATCCCCAAGCAATCACCTCTCGACCTTTTTCGGCAATCAATGTTGCTGTATTAACCACAAAATCCTTTGCATACATTGCGTTTAGGATGGCAGTTTCTGCAATATCTTTTACTTTAGCAATTGTTACGGCATGAATTGCTGTTCCAACATTATCGAATGCAGTCTTAACATTAGCAAAAACAGCCGGAAGTCCGCCGGCTTGTTCTATCATTGAAGCGAATTCTATTGTTTTCCATACCGTAGCAAATGCAGTGATAGGTCCGATTAGCTTAGATAATCCTTTAGAAAAACCAATAATAAACGGACTAACAACATTGTCATAGTTACGCTTAATTATATTCCCTAATTCATCAACAGCTTTTGCAATTGTTTCAAACAATGGTGCTAACTTCTCTAATGCACCAGCTAAAAACTTAACTAATCCAGGGGCATTATCCGAAACGATTATCTCTAATCCTTTCATAAGATCCCGACCTAAGCTACTACCAACATCAATAATCGTTGAACCGATACTTAAAATTGCAGATACAATCGCACTGCCAATTCTTACTGCTCCAGACGATGTGATGACATCATAGAATGCATTTGATAAAATCTGGACGATATTTCCAGCTGATTCTGCAATGCCACCTATATTCGTAAATAGGGATACTAAAGCGCCTTTAATATGCTCTTTTTGGCGTTCCAAGCCATTAGCTATACTTTCGGCTATAAAGACTCCTATCCCAAGAGCAACAGTTCCTATCGAGCCAGTAAACTGCCCTAGAGCATAAGCTATCTTATCAAGCATAGTTTGAAAAGAAGCAACAACTTTTGGATCTGTAAAAATCTCTTGAAGTACTTCGCCAATTCGTTTTAAAGCACTCTGAAGGCGTTCAACACCATCGAATCTAAATGAAGCGCTGAAACCATTCTGGAACAATTTGACGAGTTCAAGCAATCGTTTAAATAATCCATCAAACAGGCCGTATAATTGATTCCCACCTTCAGCAATTTTCCCCATATCGACTTCAGCGCCTTTAGGTGTTCCACCACCTCCGCCGCCTGAACCACCAGGACTGCCTCCGGAATCTCCACCACCATCTCCGCTATCGGATGAGTCAGATAGTTTATTTACTTGGTCAAATCCCATGAGAGATTTCATTTCTTGAGCAGCTTTCTTAGCTGCTTTACCAGCTCCATCCGCAGCCTTCCCGGCTCCTTTGGCGGCTTTTCCTAAGTTGCCAGCTCCTCCTGCCGCACCATCAGAAGCCTCTCCTAAATTACCAACTGCATCAGCAGTTTCTTGAATACCGGAGCCTTTCATAGACTTCTTGCCAGTAAATAGTTCTGTCAATGCTTTAAAAGCATTACCTACTGTCAGCAATTTGCTGAGCAAAAAGTTAATAACTTTGATAACAGGGGTAAAAATGTTAATCAAGCCAACTCCGACGCTTGCCATAAAGCTTTCGAACTGTAGCTTCATAATCCTAACTTGGTTAGCCCAACTATCCGATGTCCTAGCGAAGTCGCCACTAGCCAATGAAAGCTTGTCTGTTACAAATGCGAACCGCAAAGCAACTTTTTCAGCCTCAGACATTTCTTGTGTCGTCTTTCCAAATCCGTTAGCCATTGCATAGGCATCAAGTGCTGATTGAGTCATGACCACACCTAAATCTTTAAGTGTCTCTGTTTCACCAGTAAAGACTGATTTCAGCTTTGTGTAGGCTTCATCTTGACTAATATTATAAAAAGATGCCACATCGCCCGCTAAACTAGTTAAGGCTGTTGACATCTCGTAAGCTTTCTGTTCATTAAAACCAAAAGCTTTAGTCATCGCACCGAATGTACCGGTGTATCGTTTTGCCATGGTCTCTGATAACCCAGAGGTATACATAGCTTGTTTTGCAAAGTCATCAACTTGCTTGCTCATGCGTGGGAAAGCAACGTCAACAACGTTTTGTACTTCGTTGAGATCTGAACCGAGCTTGATAGCTTGAGCTCCAAAATCAACAAGTTTCTTGATTGCAAATGCTCCTGCAAGCATCTTGGCAGCTTTCGTCGCCATTCCTTGCAAGCCACTCATCTGCCCTTTAAATTGTTTGTCGTTGACGACAAGGTCAAGACCAATCTGGCCAACTGTTTGTGCCAATAGCTATCACCTCCTACTTAGCCATCTCAACAAAGGCTTGTTTTAATTCTTCAAGAACTTGAGTCAAATCTTGTTCTGTTTTCTCTTTGGCAAGTTTCAATCTCCATTCGTTGCGAATACGGTGCTGTCCTTCTGAAAATACTTCTAGCATTTTAGGGTCATCTTCGCTTCGAATTTGGACGATTCGACCAAGCGGTGTTTCTCCGGACAAACCAGCTAAGAGAGCCTTGAACTCTTTCCACTTCATATTCTTGAATTCATTAGAGTATACAGATAAGCCATACTGTGTCCTGAGAGAACTGACGATTAAATCGAAATCCTCAAATAGGTCATAGTATGGCTCACTGTTCTCCCGCTTCTTCTTCTCCCATGACCAATGTCATCGCTGCTTCAATAACTGTAGTTAAATCAGCAAAATTCAAACGCATTTCATCAAGTGTTTTACGACTATTCTCAGGGAAGATTAGCTCAAACATTTCCATCATTTTTTTTGCAGATGGAGTTCCTTCTTCATCACCGATAGTCTGCATCAGAGTCAGTACAGTTGTTGCATCTGTATTGACTTCAATTTCAGCATCTTTAATTTTCAATTTTGGATTTTCTTCAAAATTGAGTTTTTCTGTGATATCAATTACTTTTGACATTATTCAGTTTCCTTTTCTTCAGATAAAATGTTGATCAGTACTTGACCAGTTCGATTTTCTTTGCTTGCCATAGCTTCGATTCGCTCTTTGGATTTACCGCTTAAATCAACGGTATCTCCAGCCTTGTATTCGATACCTGTATCGATATCAATAAAAGCTATGGTTGCAATTGCGTTGGTTTCTTCAGCTTCAGCCATATTTCCTCCTTAAAATAAAAAGAGGGTCGAAACCCTCTAAATTAACCTGCTGGCACCACTTCCGGTTTACCATTTGACATGACGTCAAATGACAATGGTGCAACACCAGTTGAATCCCCCGAGATAAAGTCCTTAAGATTGATAACCGCGTCTTTAAATTTGATTTTAGTTCCATCTGGGAAAGTCCATTGGAAGTCCGCTTCAGAATCACGACCATTTTTAAACGCAAGACCTGCGATGTAGTCGTTACCTGCATCACCTACATTTCGTTTACCAGAAACGGAAATTGTAACTGACTTCGCAGTCATCAAACGGCGTGTCCAACCTTTTTGGTCAAATGGTTTCCATTCTTCAACACCATTATCAAATGATACTGAGAATGATTCCATGTCTGCAATATCAACAAGTGATTCAACTCCTGCAGTTCCTTTATTTACTTGGAACTGGTTTTCATATACGGGGAATACCCCAGTTTTCTGAGCCATTAGTTGCCCTCTCTTTCTCTTTCGTAATATAAATCAAGCTCGATAACACGCTCATACACGTTATTATCATCTGTTCCTACATCCACAGGCTCGTTCTGTAATAAGGCAATCATCTTAATAGGTGTTCCACCGATAACAACCGATTCAGCCTCAAATAGACGATTGTAGATGTACTGAGCACGCTTCTCAGTCTCATTCGCATTCTTGTTCCAGTGAATTAAGATGCTGATTGATTTAACTTCATAGCTTGCCAGTGATCTGCCTCCTATTGCTACCCGAGGACCATCGATTGTCTTTCGTTGATAGATGCCTATACTGTTTTCTTGCTTATTATCGAGCTTGCCAATGTAGTAGTTATTCGCTGCATTAAATGTTTTAATCCAGTCACGGACTTCAGCTAGTGTAATCATGCTTAAACCCCCGTGATTTGTTTGTATAGTCGCCCGTAGGCTTGTTTTATTCTGTGTGACTTCTTGCCACCATCAGCCCAGGCTTCAAACCACTTCCCTTTTGCATGAGGATTTTCTTTCGTCTGGAATTGATATTCAGGATGAAAGTACAATCGTCTTGCGTAAGGAGTGGAATGTACCAGGCTTACTACACCTTGGGATGAACGTGAGTAGTCTGGAGCCATTGCTTCGCCTTGCAACACACCTTTATCAAATGGTACGACTTGTGCCTGCACAACTTCTGTATG